ATCGCAATGGCATCATCACCTGTGGCTGAAGGCTGTGCTGTTACACTAACTTCGTTAGCAGCGTAGAGGTCAGCACCACCACCACCGCCAGCATCAGCAAAAGTGACTGCACCTGCGCCATCTGTAGTAAGCACCTGACCGTTAGTGCCGTCTGTGGTTGGTAGGGTGTAGGTGGAAGAAATCTTAACTGTATCTGATGTACTACCTAGAGCAATTTGGTTTGCAGAGGTAGTGGCTGCATTACGCCCAATCGCAACACTACTTATATGACCAGCATTCGCCCCTCCTCCAAACGCCATGGCATAATTCGCATTAGCCTGAGAATACCAACCAAGCGCAAAAGAATAATCTTGAGTAGACTTGGCATGTGAACCAATAGAAACCGCACCAAGATGATTAGAGCCATAAGCAGATGAATTATTGTGAACCGCAATAGAAGTTGCTTGCGTCCCTGAAGCCCTGCCCTTTTGCAGAACAAGAGTATCGCTGCCCAACGCCTGTGCAGAATCCCCAAGAGCTATAGAAGCTGGACTGTTGGCGTTGGAACTAGAACCAATAGCCACCGCATTCGTACCTGTTGCGCTTGGAGCAGTAGGACTGCTTGGGTTTTCAGCAAACAGCTCACCCTGAAATACATCCTCCGCCGCAGCCGTGATAAACACCACCGCAGAGCCAGTTAAATTCAAGGCAGCGTCAGAGTTAGAGCTTTCGTCTACCGTGCGTGACAGGGTTGTCCCAGTGGCTGTGTAAGTGCCTGAGCCAATCTCCCAATCAGAGCCGTCCTCGATGACATAGCGAACCACGTCACCGTCACTCACGCCAGCATCAGCAAAACTTTGGTAGCCACTCTCAGCAGAGCCAAGCGTGATTGTTCCAGTACCTGTTGTGGCAGTGGTGACTTTGGCTCTGTTTACGAGAGTGACCATTTAAAGAACCTCTTAAGCTGGATCTGGGATACCGATGGAGACAGACGACAGCGTAAAGGTGTTGCCCGATGTAACCGCCTGAGACGCTGTGAGCGTACTAGTAGCAAGCAATCGGGTGTTTACAGTGTCCACGATAGCGTAGTGGGTAGCTGTACCTGTGCCCGTCACTGAGCCGTCTGTAATAGCAGCTACGACAACCTCACGGCCACCACCTGAGCGATCCTGTGGGGCACCGATGGAAAGGCTTGTGCTATCACCAAGTGCGTAGGTTGCGTTAGCCTCAGTGTAGGTCGTTGCTTGCTGAGACGTAATGAGAATTTTATTTGCTTCTGTGTCGAGGACGGTCAAACCGTTGTCGAACACACGATCATTCAATGTTGCCATGATTATTCAGTTTCCTGTGTATTTTTTGTGTTTGTTTGACCGACTTCTGGGTCGTATTCTAGTTCAGCAATATCCATAAGGTCTTTGATAACCTCTGGGTGGCTACTGACATCAATGTTCGCACCGTTAAGGTTACGAAGGAAGGCAGCAATCTCACGAAGATCGTGGGGAGCTACATCACCAGCCTTAATAGTTGGCATTAGGTCATAATTCAGACCGTTCAACTGCCAAAGACGCTCGACCAACTGTTTGTTGAGAACATCTACGATTGCTTGGATGTAACTCTCAAGCGCACGGAGGAACAGGTCTGTCTTCGACTTGGAGAGGGCGTATGAACCCCCAGAGGAACCAAGCAGAAGAAACTCAGAAAGTACACTACGGGCAATGTCATGCTGGTAACGGCTAACGATTGGGTTAATGTCAATGTTGCGTTTACCATTGGATGCCATAAGCTCAATGTCAACTAATCTAGTGGAGGAAGGCGCTCCGTCTTTATCGGGGTAGGTGTCGGAAGGCAGTATAATGTAACCTTGCTCGTTGAACTTAACGTCTCGTAAGATTTGCTGCAAGTTGTGTACAAATCCTGACTGAGCAGAAGAAGCGTCCCCAGAAAGATACTCAGCGGGAATACGAGCGACAGGAATACCCGCAAGTTCTCGTTCAACCGCAATGGCCTCAATAGCCTGTAAGTTGTTAAGGTACTCGTAAGAAGTATAAGCGTTACGAAGAATACTACGGCCACTTGGATCACCATTTATTGAGGTAGTGCGGTAATACAAGGATTTATTAACTGGGATATAATTCTTGCTTGCCATAAGGCCAACTGATTGTTCAATACCTAGAACATCCCCAGTCTTCTGATCGACATCAAATCTATTGATAGTCCAAGGCGCACGGGCTGCGATCTTACGCACACCAATACGTCCATCTGTGTATTTAGAGTGTTTCTTGTCAGAACGCTCGTTAGGGCCAACACGCCGCTTGTAGATAACCTCGAACCAACCAAAGCCATACGACAGAAACGACAAGGCTTCTGCAATGTGGTCATCTAGTGTATGATCCATGTCCTCAAGAACACTCTTAACGAAGTCAGCTTCCGCTTTAGCTGCATCACTATCGTCAACTGGAGTTACATGAAGGTCAACATCACGAAGGATTTGCTCAACAGAATACATAACAGCGCCAACGGTACTATCATTGTCACGCATCTCACGATACTTGCGTATAGCTTTCTTGCCACGCAGTTCAGGGAGAAACTCATCAGCACGGATTTGACCGTTATGTGTGTTATCGCCAGCTACGCCAAGGGTTGCCTTAGCTTTGGCCTCTGAGAGCTTCTTAACCATGAGGTAGGTTCCATTATTATTTCTGTGAAAGTCCCTTGGCACTTGAGTAAGCGAGGGTCAGTTTGGGTTTCGCATATCCATTGAGTGAGAGGTCTGTAATTGCCCATACACAGGCATCAAGTCTATCTGGGGAGCCAATCGACCCTAGTGGTTCCCATGTTCTCATTTGTGTCTCTAGTTCGTTCAGCGAAGCCCCATCAGGGGGATTAGCCACATGCTTAACTAAACCACGCTCGTACAATGCCGATACAGGTTCAGCCCTAGCGAACTTACCACGGGATGCTCTAACAGCCTTATAAGGTACTGTAGGGTCTTCTCCGTGGATCGTCTGCTTAACCATGTCACCACCTTGGTTAACCTCCGCTACAATACGGTCAGCTTGGTAGTGGTGATACAGTTGAATAGCTTTAGATGCCCAACCCTGTGGTGATAACCTATCAGTATAATCACCGAGGACGTAGGCAATACCGTTAATGTCAATACCTGCGACAATAATACCCGTCATGTCACTCTCCTTATTGGCAGTGACAGCGGGATCAAGTGCAACGACAATACGGGAAAGGTCTGGGACAGCCTCATGTTTGACTGAGGCATCATCTAGCATTACGGTAGTCCACAAGGCTCCTTGAGCTTCTTCTAGGACTTCAGCGTAAAGCTCTTGTCTACCTAGTCTAGTCCCTTCGTACTGCTCTTTAACAGCAGTGAGGTATGTACTAGCTAAGTTGGCTGAGTTATCAAAGGTACTACCAGAGGTAACTACAGTCTTAGGGTCTTTGAGTATCTGACGAATAAGTTTAGTGGGCTTAGGGGTGGTCGTAACCATGATCCTTGGGTGTTTACCTAGACGCATACAAAACTGTAGCATCTGCCAAGTGTCCATGTCCTTGTTCCAAGCAGCAGTCTCATCACACCATGCTAACTCAAACTGTGGCCCACGAAGACGCTCAGGTTCCTCAGCGGAGAAGAACTGTACTTGCGCTCCATTCTCCCATGTAAGTGTACGCTTAGTTGGAGACCACTCAGGGAACCCCATCTTCTTACCTGCGTGTGTCTTGTCGTTCTTCCAGCATACCGATAGGAAACCAGATTCACCCTTGACCATAACTCGTTCAATATCTGAGTTAGTGGAAGCTACAGCAGCGATACGTTTGACACCACGCTTAACATTCTCTCGTACCCACTCTACACCAGAGCGAGTTTTACCAAATCCACGACCTGCATTAATAAACCAAACATTCCAATCGGGATCACTAGGCTCAAGTTGGTTATCCCTCGCCCAAAACATCCAGTCATGCTTAAGTTCCTCAGTCTTGAGTGGCCCTAGCTGATCGAAGATGTCCTTAACTTTACTCTGAGGTAATCCTCTAAGAGCATCGGCAGTTATCTTCCTCACAGGAACAGGTTGTTTCTTCTTCGGGGGCATCAGTGTTGTATCCAAGTAGCGACATGAGTGTATCGGTAGCACTCTCGTCTAGTTCGGGGTCAGTCTCTTGTTCAACTTCAATGTTAGTCTGAGTTGGACTCCAGCCACCCTTAGATCGTAGGAACAACTCTTGTGATTTAAAGTCACCCTCTAAGGCTTGGTCTATGACCTTCTTACCGACAGCACCATTGATCTTTGCTCGTTCCATCTCAATGAACGACCCATAGATTTTGTACATAGTGGATAAAGACTTCGGGGCATCCTGTAGGTGTTGCATTGATGCAATCATTTGACGAATCCCTATGCCACCTTGGATACATTCCAAGATGTGCTTCTCTACTAATTTACTGTAGGGTAGTGCTGGGATCATAACGACAGTCTCCGCCCTACGGGCTATTAACGACAAGATTAGGGGTAACTTAAGTGGGTAGTCGATATCACTACCTACAGTCAATCGGCAAGAACTTTGTAACTTAAGTTATACTATGATTTCATACTTCTTGGTTCAACTTGTAGGAGTGATTCTTGAGGGGAGTAACTATAGTTATGACTTACGTTATATAGCTTAGTAGTATAAATCGTAGTGATAATAATTTATGTTAAAACTTAAGTTACTCTCTCTCTCACTATACTATAGGGATACAAATTCGAATCTTAGACACTTTATTTTTACTTTTTGTCAACTATTTTACAATCATTTGTTTTACAACGAAAGTATTTTCTCTTTTTTGTCGTGTTTTCGTTAGTATTATTACCGTTTTGTAACAATTTGTGATGACGTAAGCGGATTATTGCCGATATGTACCTTTGTGGGTACTCAAGATATAACGCCCGTTTGAACGTGGTGGGTAGGGCAAAAGTAATTTTTGGTTTTGGATTCAGGTGGTGTTAAGGGGGCCACTAGCATGATTCGCCCATGATGTCAAGGGTCCCAAGCGAAAATGTGACAAATGTTACAAAAACGTGCAAAACTGTAACAAAACGTGAGTTGACAAAAGAAAAACTTGACAGAGGATAAGCGATTCGCCCACATCCCGCAAGTGATTCGCCAATATCAATCTGCGTCCCATTAACTAAACGCCCGTTCAATTCCATGAGTCAAACTATTGACACAACGACAAAAGCCCCGCCTAAGCGGAGCCAATGCCATAGCGTGAAA